TCCTCTGTGCTGCGTTCTGGCATGTGGTCTGCGTTCACCAACTCAGGTATCCACAAGTGATCTTTACAGCCAAGCTTCTGCTCTTCAAAAGGTATGGCCCTGTTACTGCGTGAACAATACCAAGTCGCACCATTACTGGTGGTGAGCGGCTTGATGTTCTTGCAGTTCCTGCAGTTCACCGACTCAGGCAAGCGCCGTCCGTAGTAGATGTCTTTGTACAGGTCAGGCTCGTTCTTCATGCGCCAATCTTTCTCTGAACGGCGCGTGTCTTTTGATGGCGCGTCACTACAGATGATGCGCTCCGCTTTCTCTTGTGCGCGCTCCCAGATGACCTCGTTGTAATCAATCACTTCTGAGTAGATTTCGCTGTTGTTTTTATTCATCACAACAACCATGCATTTGGTCAGACCAAGCGCGCCCATGTACGCATGGATCTGCCAGCGGTACGTTTCGCTCCAAGCTTCGTAGCTTTGTAGCTTCACGAGCTCCTTGAAGCGTTTGTCGTTTGCGCTCTTCACCTCGAGCAACAGCACAACCTCTTCTTCAGGTGGCGGTAACACACCTTTGAGCAGCCCGTCACAAGACCCAGCAAAGTGCCCACCAAAGAACGATGCGCGGAACTGGTTGCCATCTTTATCATGTGAAGCGATAGCCATCACACCACTGGCGCGTATGTTATCGACAATCTGATCTTCGATGCGGTTACCCAAATCAAACAAGCGCAGCATGCGACCACCGAATGTAGACGGTAAGCACCAATGGAATCCCATCCATAGCTTGTACTCATCGTCATCACCGATTCCGCTGAACCCTAGATGACCCCTGAACCTGTCGTTATCGCTGGCTATGAACTCATCTATCTTTTCAAAAATGGACGCTGACAACATTCCAGTACTTACCCTCCTTCCTTACAGTGATTTGTTTGATGTGACTCATGACTTTATTGTGATTCACAAGATCCGACGCATAGCTCAGATCGTATGGCATTGGTGTGCCTGACTGTGTCAGGGCGTTCCACTTCTTGGTGGCGACCATACCTGCCTTACCCCGCATACCCAGCATGATAGGCATGCTCTGTGGCCAGTACTCGCCAGGCGTTGAGAACATCACGTTGAGATATTCGTTGCCGTTCTTTGATGTCTTGATCTGAGCAGAGACAAAGTCGATGTCTTTGATCTTCTCAAGCTTCTCGGCTGGCTCCTCTAGCTCATCAGACAGGACGTTCCCTTGTGCCGCTTCTCGTGTTGCAGCCGCGTCCTTTTCTTCTTGGTCTTTGCGCTCCTGATCAAGTTGATCCAACAGGTCTTGCTGTCTCTGAAGCATCTGCTCGACGCTGTATCTAGGCTCTTCGCA